GAATCCAAAACCTGTATTAAAGACTGAGTTTATCTCTACTGGTGGTAATCTTTCATTAGGACCATCTTATATCTGGGGATTACCTGATGAAGGTCAAGGAGCTAAATTTATCGGAGTATTCTCTCCAAACATTATTATCCGTGAGAATAACAAAGACATTAGTATTCCACCTGCTGCAGATGTATCTAACAATTTCGTACGTAAGTTTATCAACGGTGAACCATTTGCTATCGTAGCTGGTCCTCGTCGTGGGGTTATCTCAAATCCGAAATTTGTTAAAATGGAATATGATTACTTACTATCTGACAGAGAGTTTCTTGAGCCAGTTGGTATTAATCCAATCGTAACAGTTAAAAATGTTGGACCAATGATTTTCGCAAATCAAACAGCATACCAACGTACACTATCTGCATTTAATAACTTACATGTTAGAGACTTACTTATTACGATTGAAGAAGCAATTGCTGAAATCTTACAACAATACTTGTTCGAATTTAACGACGCTTCAACCCGTTTAGAAATTCGCTCTATCGTAGAAACGTATCTTGATACTGTTAGAAATGCTGGAGGTGTATATAACTACGCGGTTATCATGGATGATACAAACAACACGCCTGCAATCATTGACCAAAACTTCGGTATAATCGATGTTGCAATCGAGCCAGCTCGTGGAATCCAAAAATTCATCAACCGTATGACAATCCTAAAAACTGGAACTATCTCTTCTGGAGGTTTTACAGCAGCATAAGGATTAACCAATAGAATAAGAAAAATAAATAAAAGATAAAAAATGGCAGGACTTCCACATTATAGAAACTCGCAGGCGGCTATGCAAAAGTTCGAACCGCTATACGTAGCACAGTTCGAAATTCTTCTTACCCCTCCTGCAGCCGTTACTGGTTGGACGCTGGTAATGGAAAACGTTACAAAAGTTGACGGTATTGAAACAAACAGGTTACCGGAACAAGTTAAGCAAACATACAAATCAGCGACTAGAACATTCGCTGGTGGTATGGTTACTGACGCGGTTCTTGAAATCAAATTAGATTTTGAGGTTAACTTGGATGACAGTAATTCAGCTTACGTATATAAAGCACTTCGTAAATGGTGTGATTTAATATACGATCCACTTACTGGCCGTATGGGTCTTAAGAAAGATTACACAGGTGGTCCAATGATCATCAACTATTTCAACAAAGCGGGAGATATCTACCGTCAAGTTAAATGTCCTGTGGTTTTTCCTAAATCTCCACTTCCTGCTATGGGATCTGACTTCACAGACAATGGAATCTACAAAATTTCAGGATTCTCTTTTACAGCAGACTACTGGGAAGAAACGATTCTTTAATCAATTTAAACTTTTTACAAAGAGAACTCGCAAGGGTTCTCTTTTTTTATGTGAAAAACTAAGAACCATTACACACCTGTGATATATAATCTAAATCTAAATAATATAGAAAATATGGCAGAAGAAATTAACTTAAAGGAGCAAATGGAAAAAGAAGCAGCTCTTTTAATACAACAAGGTGAAAACGCATCCGAAGTAGCAGAAGTAATTGCTAATGAACCAGCAAAACCAACATTAGGTAGAGCACAAAAGTTTACTGATTATGAAACTGAAGATGATGTTTTAGCAGCTGAAATTGGTTGGAAGAATATGCCAATGGAATCTTTACCTTCACAAGGAATGTTTTATGCAGCTGGAACTCAAGTAGCTATTCGCGCTGCTACGGTTTCAGAAATCCGTCACTGGTCTACTATTGATGATAATGATTTACTAGCTCTTGATGATATGCTAAACTTTATCATGGAAAAGTGTGTTAGAATTAAAGTTCCTGGAAAACCCGGTACATTTAAAGATCTTAAAGAGATTGACCGTTTCTACTTAATATTTGCAGTACGTGATTATACATTCAAGAATGGCGAGAACCGTTTATTTGTTAGTGTATCTGATGAAGATGGCGCTAATCAAAAAATAGAAGTTACTAAGGATTCATTAGATTACTTTAATCCTGATGAAGTGCTAATGAAGTATTATAACGCTGAAGATCAATGTTTTAATATCCAAATGAAAAACGGTGAAAACTTTAAAATCTTTTTACCATCTTTAGGTGTAATGACTTTTATCAAGAATTACATCAAACAAAAACAACAAGCAGGACAATCTTTTGACAAAACATTTATTAAGTATGCACCATTTGCTTTTGGCGATTGGAAGCTACTTAATCAAAACTCTTACGATAAAGCTGTACAAGATTCATTCGGTTGGACTATACAAAAAATATCTGTAATGGACAAACTTGTTGAAATGTTATCAGATTCAATTAATCCTGGTATCAGATACCAAACATCGGGCGGAGGCGAAGGGAAAGCTCCCCTAAACTTTCAAGGAGGAGTCAAATCTATTTTCCTTATTTCAGATATCTTTGGAGAACTGGTTTGAGGCTGAGTTCATTTTATTAAAAGTTTTAAAACTCCAGCCTTCTGAATTAGACAGGCTGGAATTTTATCGCGCTGAGATCTTAATGGAGAATTTGAAAAACTTTAATGAAGAAGAAGGCGAAAGACGTAGAAAAGAAGAAGAATCTCAAGATACATCGGCAAGCAATACTATGAGTCAAGCACAAAGTAGTATGCCTAAAATGAGTATGCCAAACTTTACAATGCCATCTATGCCTAACTTTAAGTTATAGGTAATATGATATATACAAAAAGACCATAGATAATAGATGTCAGTAGCCAACCAGGCCAATGAAAAACTAACCCAATTAGTTTCCTTAACTGCTAAGATTGAGAGCTATCTCAATCCAAATAGCAGTAAGAAAAAGGAAGGTGCTGATTCTGCAGATAAGAAGGACGGCGAAAATAAAACTACAAAGTCTAAAGTTGAAGGTGCTGATGCTGGGCCTCGTGTTAATACCGCGGAAGAAGCTATTGCTATTGGCGGAATGGCTGGGTCTCTCAGCAAACTAATCTTAGCTACCAAAATACTTAGTCCTAAGGCAGGTTCTTTAGTTAAAGGATTCTTAATAGATTTTTCTGAAGGACTAAAAGAAGCAGGCACAACTTTAAAAGAAGTTGACGGCGTAAAACTGATAGAAGCCTTAACTGGAATGTCTAAAGGTTTACTACATTTTGCAATAGGCATGACGGCAATAGCAATATTGGCGCCTGCGGTTGCGCTTGGAACTTTGGTATTTGCCTTAAGTTTAAAAATGATTATCTGGTCATTAAAAGATGCCACAGCTGCAACTGCTAAAGGTGCTAGTGGGATAGAAACAATAGTAAACTTAGGAAAATCATTAATTTGGTTTGCCTTGGCTATGGTGGCAATTGCAGTAACTGCACCACTATATGCAGTTGGTGTTTTATTATTCGTAATGAGTATAAAAGCTATCATATGGTCATTAAAAGATGCAACCGCTGCTACAGGAAAGGGCGCATCAGGAATTGAAACAATAACTAAACTAGGATCATCATTAATTTGGTTTGCCTTAGCGATGGTTACTATTGCGTTGACTGCTCCACTTTATGCAGTTGGGGTATTACTTTTTGTATTAAGTATAAAGGCTATCTTATGGTCATTAAAATCCGCGAATGCTGCTTCCGGCAAAGGTGCTAATCAATTAGAGTCTTTACTTAAATTAGGTAAGTCAGTAATGCTATTTGCATTAACTATGGTAGGAATAGCATTACTTGCTCCACTTTATATAGTTGGTGTATTACTTTTTGTATTAAGTATAAAAGCTATTTTATGGGCGCTTAAAGATGCAACTGCTGCAACTACAAAAGGTACTAACTCGATAGTAGCACTAATGAAGATTGCTAAAGGTGTAATGTTATTTGCATTAACCATGATAGCTATCGGATACTTTGTTGATAAATTTGCTATTGGTACATTAGCCTTTGTATTATCTATAAGTGCAATCATGTTTGTGCTAAAGGAAGTAGGAAAAAATTCCTTAATGATTAATAGAGGTATCAAGTCTATGAACAGCATGATTAAACCACTATTATTATTTGGTGTAACAATGGCTCTTGCTGGACTTGTATATGTTCAAATAGCCTTAGGCGCAGTTGTGTTAGGACTTGCTATTGGATTTATTTCAATAGTAATGAATGAGGTAGGAAAGAAAGCAACGCAGATTAATAAAGGTGTTAAAACATTAGGCAGTATGGCTAAACCTCTAGTATTATTTGGAGGAGTTATGGCACTTGCTGGTCTAGTATGGAAAGAAATTTTAAAAGGATCCGGCGCTCTTGCTGCTGCTATGGTAGTTATTGGTCTTGCGGCGTATGGACTTGGTAAATTTGATAAAGATATTAAAAAAGGATCTGTAGTTTTAGATTCATTAATTGCACCTATGATAGGCTTTGCCGCTGGTGTAGCAATTGTAGGTAGTCTTATAAAAGATGATCCTGTTACTTTAGGTCTTAAGTTAGTTATGGTGGGTGCTGCTATAGTCGGTTTAGGATTAGCTGCTTATGTATTAGGAAATCCGGCAGTTGCACTGTTTGCTGAAATTGGTGCTGGTGTTTTATTAACATTAGCTGCATCACTTGTAGTTTTTGCTGGTGCACTTTGGATATTATCAAAAGCGGATTTTACAAAAGAAAAAACCGATAACCTTGGATATGCTATTGCTCAAATTGGTATATCACTTGCTAAGTTTGGGTTAGTTGCAATACCTGCTGCTATTGGTGCCGCGGTTCTTATACCTGCTTCACTTGCTTTAATACCTCTTACATATGCTTTAGGTAAGTTTAAAGAAATTGGATGGCAAGAATCTGATGGAGAATCATTACAAAACGCTCTTACAAGTACGGTTCAAGGATTTGCGCATGCACTTGATGGTGTAGGTGTAATGGGTATGGTTAAATTACTTGCAGCAATTCCTGTGATTGCTTTAATCGGTAATGCATTAGTTTCATTAGCGTCAGGAGTAAAAGCAATGGCTACTTTATCATTCACAGAAATGGAATATGATAAAGATGCTAAAAAACTTGTACCTAAAAGATTAGTTAAATTAACTAATGAAGAAATCCAGGCAGTTGGACCAAATACTGCAATGATACTTAATGCACTTGCAATGCCACTTACAAATTTTGGTATGTGGTCAACAATGGGTGAAACCGGATTTGGTCCGTTTACTATTGGGGCTGGTTACATGGCAAAAGGTATTAAAGCAGCAGCAGGCATCGGAAATGTTATTGCTAGTATAGCTAAAGGTGTTTCTGACATGGCTCAACTTAATGTTGTTGATTATGAAGTTAGAGATGGCAAGCTTGTTCCTAAAGCAGTTCGTAAATTAAATGCAGGAGATTTCTTGTTAGCAAGTCTTAATACCTCATTAATTTTAACTACACTACAACAACCTCTTACTGAATTTGGTATGTGGGCATCTGCTGGTGAAGGAGCACTTTGGGGGGACGGCTATACCGTAAAAGGTATTCAAGCTGCTGGAAAAATAGGTAATGCTATTGCATCTATTGCAAAAGGTGTTGCTGACATGGCAAATCTTAGTATAGTTGACTATGCTGTTGTTGATGGCAAGCTGGTTCCAACCGGAACTCCTCGTAAGTTAGGAGCTGAAGATTTTACACTTGCTGCTGATAATGTTGGGCTTATCCTAACAACATTAACGCAGCCTCTTACACAATTTGGAAAAGACTATAAAAACGGAAGTTCTTGGTTTACAGACAGTGCTCTTGAGGCTGGATTAGAAGCAGCTGGTAAAGTAACTGATCCTATTAGCAAAATGGCTGATATGGTTCTTAAACTTGCAGGTGGACAGGCAACTATTAATGAAGTAATTAATCCAGGTACAAAGGATGCTAAACTTGTAGCAAAAGGTGTAATTAGTTTTGCTGATGCGGTTCCAATGGCAATTGAGAATGCAAAGAAATTGCTATACGCATTTCCACAAGTATTTGCTAACTTAGGTATATACATTGACAAATATGAAGATGAAATAGATACCGCAATTGAGTTTATGCCAAAAATGTCTTCTGCTGCAAAACAAATATTAAGTGTTTCTGAATCTTATCTTAACATTACAAAAAATATTGAAGAGTCATCTAAGAATGGCAAAAACATTGACGGTGTGTTAACTGGCTTTGCTGGTTCTTTAGTAAAGATGGGTTCATCATTTGATAAAATGGACGATAAGAAACTTACGCTGTACAAAAAGTTTGCCACAATTACTGAAGGCATGACAAAAATTAATACTCCATTTGAAAAGTTTGCTAAAACTTTTGGTCAGTTTACAAAAGAAATGGGATCGTTCGTTAAAATATGGGATGCGTTTGGTAAAGATGATGCTTCTAACTTAAAGACATACGCTGATGCATTAAAAACTATAGCAAGTGTTGATCCTGGTAAACTTTCAGCAACTACAAAAGCACTTAAAGAACAAGCGCAGGCGCAAGCAGACTTAAATAATGCTAATAAAGGCGTAGGTAAAGACGCAGCTGCTGCAACTAATCCAGTTAAGACTGCGGCAACTAAAACAGCAGGTGCTGCTAGCGCTGCTGCTGGTGGTAATGCATCTACTAAGAAAGCTGCTGGACCGGCATCAACTAATAACCCTTCGGTTCCTGGATCTGGTGGGGTAGTTGCCGAATTACACGTAACTAACCTTTACATAAATGGAAAGTTAAGTAAGTAATACAAAGAATATATAAAGTATGGAAAATTACATGAAATTCTCAGATTGGGAAGCAAAGAAATTTAAAGCAGCATCTGTTGAAGAAGATACTGAAAAAGAGGCTATGCCTATTGCCGCTGAACCATCAGCTAATGCAGGATTAATAGCACAGCTTGCTGATGTAGAAAAAGCTCGTAAAGAAGCTATAAGAAATAAGAATTCTTTTGAAGCACAGATATTAGAAATAGATGGAAAACTTATTAGGTTGGAAATTGAAAAAAATGACTTGTCAAAAAAGAGACAGGATTTAGAGCATGCTAAAACTATTGCTTTAACAACATCAAAAGAAGGTAAGACAAATGTCAAAGAAGAATAGCACTCCAGATTTTGCTACGTTTGAATCTGAAACAGACGAATATAAAGCACCAAAGTATTTAGTACAGCCAGCTCCTGGTGATACTGGGTTCTATATGTTTAAGAAAGCTTTTGATAATCAGAAGTCATTCTTTAAACCAAGGATTGCAAGTAGCAATAAAGAATTGCCTGACAGTAAGGGTCAAACCCCAAATGAGAAGGACTAACCAGATCCTTTTCTATTACTCTAGATATTAATGTATGGCAATAACCATACATTTTTTTATGTTTCATTTAATGTCCTCTATATTACCCATTTTTAAGAACTCTTTACAATCTTTGGAATATAAATACTAAATATTTTTAAAATGATTGACAAGAACCAACAAAAATTATACACTAAGACAATGTCTGACGAAGCATCTGAACATGCTGAAAAGACTCCTGTTTCTAGAGTGGCATTTCTATTAGTATTTATTGCAAAGTTCCTTATCTTCTACGGAGCGTTATACTTAACACTTACAAAATTCAACAAAATCCCGTTTAACTTTTTAGAATCATTGGTAGTCTACTTCGGATTACTTGCTATCCTATGGAAAAGAAAATAGTCCTTATTGGAAAATCTTGCTCAGGTAAAACTGAGTTGGCAACAATGTTACAAGAAAATGGTTGCCGTCCTGCTCTATCAACTACATCAAGACCAATCCGTCATAATGAAATACCTGACATTAGTTATAGGTTTGTAACTCGTGATTACTTTGAAAAGTTACGTGCTAATGAACAGTTTGTTGAATGGGACGAATTTAATGATTGGTACTACGGTTTAACAAAAAGTGATTATAAGAATTGTGATCTTCTTATCTTAACACCAAGAGGATTAGAAAAACTTATACATGCAGTAGGTAGAGAAAACTTGGTTGTTATTTTTATACATACACCAGATGAAGTAAGATTAGATAGATCTTTAAAACGTGGTGATGATCCTAAAGAAGTTAAACGTCGAATGAAAACCGACGATAAAGACTTTGCTGACTATATTAAAACCGAAGATTGGGATTTAGCAATGGATTATCGTATGACTGATAAATTTAGATTTTTATCTAAACTTTTTTCAGATTTCAAGAACTAATGAACCATAATGATATATAAACTATAAATAAATTAGACACATGCAAAATTACGTAGTAACACCAGAGTTTAAAACTCGTGTAACGGACATTCTTAACACTAAGAAATTTACATCAGTATTTGCTTTCATGAATTTGATTAACCGTGAAGGTTTCATTTTTACAGAAGCTGAATTAAACCAGACTGTACAATTCCTTGGAGAATTTCCTTACAATGAAGTAGCTGAATTGTTTAACCGTCTTCCAGTTATTGTAACTCAAGAAACTGAAAACGAAGGTATTTCTGGAGAACCAGAAGTAGCACCTGCTCCTAAAGGAGAGAAAAAAGAATCTGTAAGAAAACTTACAAAGGTTGAAGAACCAGCTAACTAATTATCTTATAAATGCGACAGGACAGGATTGCTATGCGATTCTTTCCTGTTTAGTCATTTGTTAAAAACTTTATTCCTATTTGTTTTTTATTTCACAATAAATTTATTATATTTGTAAAATAAATAATAACTTAACTTAAACGATCCTAATGGCACTAACTAAAAATTCTCAAGCAAACTCTATGTCAACTAAACCGAAATCACTTCAAGAAATGGGATTAGCATTTTTTGAAACTAAATCTGAAAGAGATTTTACCAATGTGTATCATCGTCTTAAGCCAAGTATCTCATATTACTTGAGAGAGTTGGTTCCTAATCAAGATGACCGTAACGAGGTTATCGCAACCGCTTTTGCTAAGGTATGGCAAAAGATTCATCAGTATGATCCGTATTGGAATTTCAGTACTTGGGTTTATCGTATTGCTCGAAATGAGGCTCTGCTATTTTTCAGAAGTAAAAAGAGAACTTATTCATATGATGCAATGGCAGAAATGGGTATTAACATGGAAGCAAAAGGTCCTATAACAGAATCTGACGCATTCTTATCTGATACTGACCACCCAATAGATTTACTATATGATATGGCAGTTGAGGAAATTGGAAACCTACCAGAATTATACAAAACTGTTTTAACTCTTCGTGAAATTGATAAAAAGAAATACGAAGAGATTGCTGAAGAACTTGGTTGGAAACACAATACCGTTAGAACTCGTATCCGTAAGGCACGAGAATTAGTTAGGGAAAACATTTTGAAAAAAGATCCTAACTTAGTTAAATTATACAATCAAGAAATATCATGAGACTATTCAGATTCAGAAATCTAAATAACTTTTTAAGTGATGCAAGAAATTACATTATATTAAGAAGAGCTATTCGCAAGAATATCGGAACCGCAGATTGGATTAGATTTAATTTAAGAGTTGATTGGGTTGGTAGAATTTACACCGTCTTTAATCCTAATCCTGCTGATGTAGGTGATGATCAAAAAATGCTTGACATTAAACTTGGTGAAAGAATGATACCTTGTCATAAATACATTAACTCATTAGGGTTAAGTGAAGTGGTTGGAGTATCAGGTGAAAAAGTTCCTGGTTCAGATTCTTATCTTATTGTGTACTATCCAATTTTTAAATACTTAACAACATGGAAAGTATTCGTTAACCTTTTTTATCTTATATTACTTTTTGTGTTTCGTACTGAGATCATGAGCGCAATTAACTGGGTTATTAACTTATTTTAACCCTACATAAATCTCCAAGATATATAAATTAAGAAAAACAAATATTATGACTAAAACTAAAGACGCCGTTCTTACTATTGAAAAAGGTCCTATCGATGTAGATGGAAAATTAGAACAAAGAAAACAACTTGCCGCAGATCTTGAACAAAGATTAAATGATTTCCGTAAAGAATTGGAATCAAAGCAATATCTTATTGAAGGTAAAGGTAAAGTAGCAGAAGCTTTACATTATTTTATTACTAACGATGCTAAATGGAATTTCTCTGAATCAATGGGAATCATTGAAACAGCTCGTCAGTTAGAAACTATTGTTAAAGATTTAAAATCTGGTAAACGTAATGAACTTATGTTACCTATCTTAGCTCTTGAAGCAATTTACTACTTCTTGTCAAAAGAAACAGGAGTTGGTTTAAATTCAGCTGTACACTACTTTAATGAAATCTTAAAACCGGTGACAGACGCTTTATCTCGTGCTAAACAAGACAAAGATAAGAAAGACCAAATGGAGAGAGATTTAGGTCAAGTAATGAATGCAATTGACCAAGGAGCTGTATCTGAATATGAAGATCAACTTATTGCTGAAATTGCGTTAGAAAACGAAGCAAAATAAATTGGGCACTGATGAATAAAATCACTGACATACTTAATACACATTTTCAAAAGATTGCTATCGTATTATTGGTAGCAATCTTCTTGAATACATGTGGCTCAGGCGATGTTAAAAGTATTAACAAACGTCTTGACAAAGTTGAAGCAAGATTAGATTCTTGTGCAACTAAAAAGGAAATTCAAATTGAAGGTTTAAAAGCCGAAAAGAGAATGATCCAATCTACTGACCGTAGAATACTTGATGTTAATCGCCAAACAGCAATTGACTCTGAAATTACTAAACTTGAAAGTGAAAAGAAATAATTTACTACACGGATTCATTATTACAACCTTTGTAAGTTTGTATGCAATTGTGAGCGTTATATCAACGATTCACGTTATTGAGTTCTTTAGTTTATCCAACCCGTATTGGTTAGCAGTTTCATTAGCGGTTGCTTTTGAAATTGGAGCCGCTGCATCGCTTGCGTCAATCATAGTATTAGATAAAATGAATAAGTCTCTAATTTGGGGCTTATTCATTATTTTAACTTGTATGCAAATGATGGGTAACACATACTTTGCATATAACAATCTAACAGACTTTAAATCTTGGGTTGAATTATTTGGACTTGTTGATGAAGATCCACTTTATCAAAAAAGAGTCCTATCTATTATAAGTGGAGCAATCTTACCACTTGTTGCTTTAGGTTTTATCAAATCACTTGTTGATTATATCAGACCAGCTATTGGTGATGATGCCAACATACATGAAGCGCCTCGCGAAATAGAAGTTCCTGTTGTTGATTTAAAAGCAGAGCAAAATAGAGTTGCTAAAATTGTTGAAGAATTAAAAGAAGAAGGTAAACTTCCAACTTATGAACAAGCTGATGAAGAACCAACAGCTCTTGCTAATTCACAATACCGTTTAGAAGATAAAGAAGAACTACCATTTATTGAAGACGCTCTTGAAATGAAAGGATTAGATATTAGTCCTGAGAAAGAAGCTGAACTTGTTGCGGAACTTGAAGATGGCAACAATTTTGTTGGAACTCAAAAAGAAGTGGTTGAAGAAATAGCTAAACTTCCAAAAACTATAGCACCAGTTAATCAAGAACAAGTTATTAAAGAATTTGCTGAAACTGAAGAATCTGTAGAAATAGATAATATAACTGATGGTGAAAAAAAAAGTTTGATTTAAACTCTTACTTTGATTTATCTTATACGCCTAAAGTAAAAGTAAAGAAAAAACTTAACCCGCAGGTAAGACCCGGTGTTAATTTTTAAAAAGACCGTTAAACCAAAATGTCATTAAAACCGCCAATTGTTTGTCCTCCAGATTATTCTATTCTTGCATTTAGAATATCTGAATGTAAATTAGCAAGTGTTGTAAAAGGTATAAGTAAATTAGCATCACTAGATCTTAATTCATTATTCATTCCTATTGCTGAACATACTGAAGGAACACTTACACTTAAAGCGGGTACAGAGAGAGTTATTAACATTGATGATATTGCTGAGTACGGACCGTTAAATGAAACTTTTAGTTTTGATTCACTTAAGACAACAGTTAACCCAACGGTATTTCGTAATGGGTCTTCTCACTCATATACTTTATATGATGAAAACTTAAACTTCATAGACTCGTTTTCTTTTACTATTGATAGTAATAATCCATTATATGCAGATTTTCCAACTGCTATAAACACAGTCTATAGTAACCACCCGTTAATGATATCTAAAATTGCATTTGATGTGGCTACTACATTAACAACGGGTATCTTAACTATAAGAGCAAATAATAAGAGTACTAAGTTGCGTCATGTATTTACATTTGATGATGGTAGTGTTAATGAATTAAAATCACCAGGAACTCTTCTTACTCCGTATACAAAATATCCTAAAGGCCGAGTTAAGTATATTTTAGTTTTCCCTGACTATAATAAAGTAGATGTTTCTACTTGTGGGTGTGCAGATGCGTCAGGTGATATGAAATCAAATCAAAAGTTTTTTCAATACGTTAATCGTGGAGAGTATGATGAAGTAAATAATCCAGACACAAATGTAATTATTAAAACGTTGGTAACATCAGTTGACTGTGAATGGGATTACACTACAGCAACAGATCACATAGGTTATCATTTTGCATTTAATGATTTAATGAAAGTTGACAATGGCGTACCGTTTAGAGCTAACATAGAATATTTAAACGGAAAAGATATTGAACTTGATGCGCCACTTAACTCTGCGTATTCAGGTTACACAATGTCAAACGTTTACGGTCCTGCAACTCCAAGATGGATAAATGTAGGAGAATTTTTATTCTTGTCAGGAGCAACTGATACAGGAGATGCTGACCGTTGCTTTATAGAAACTGTTGTACTTAAAAACCCTCATGCCTTTGATATACCTGTAAGATATATGATTGGTAGATAACACATTTTTATATGTCATACATAACATCAAAATTTTACCCTATCACAGATATTTTCTTTGCTGAAAAAAGTTCTGTTGATTTAACACAAGGCGGTCCACTAATTTCCGCACAAGAACCTCACATCATTGGTATTCATGTTTTTAATTGGAGTCCAGAATCATGGCTGATAATTGAAACCGTTGGAGGCCAAATAATACGTTTCCCAAGCACTTCGCTTGTTGAAGGAGCAATATATTATATGAGAATAAAAACTCTTATAGAAGCAGGCCCGAACAAGGAAGAGACTCAAGTTATGGGATTATCTACTTCTAGCTAGATAGCAAAATCTTTACCCACTTATTGTTTTCATACCAACATCTATAATGATATATAGTAAAAATAGTGTTGTGTCATGAATCAATATGTTGTAGCCTTCGAGAGAGTAATGCAAAGTATAGACTGGCGTAAAATTAAAAGTTATCATAAGAACAATAATATCCTATGGGAAATTACTGATGATAAAGAAACTTTTAAAAGATTGCCATCAGTTTCAGAATTACGAAATGAATTACATAGCATATTTGACCACATGCTGCTAGAAAATCTAAACTACATTTCATACGGTAGCTGGATAATCTTTTGGGATCGTGAAGACGATTCAATTGGAGACATTCGAGTTATTTTTCGTTTAGCTGAATTTGTTTATGAAGAAGACAAAAAATCTAGAGGTGCTTTAGAAAAAGCCTTAGCAAAAGCAGTCGAGAAAGAAGACTATGAATATGCAGCTGAAATTAGAGATGCACTAAATAAAAAAGCAATAAGAAATTAAAGTGAGCAACAAAACAAATCTTATTACCTCGTTTGTTAGACGAATTGTAAAATTTTACAATTCTGTTACAAATACTGATAGACGTCCTAATGCGGCTATACCTGGTACCAACCATATTGACAATCCAAACGATTTCAATGAAAGAACTATTTATAAAGGCGAAGAGGTTATTGACCTTTCGTCTGGACGCGTTTATAGTAATGATGGTCAAGAAATTCTTGAACTGAATGCGCCTAAAGCTATTCTTGATGGCTTAGTTTTAAAGAAACCTGCGTCTGGCAGTGGTAGCCCTCTTTACCTTGCAGCTAAAAGCGGTTCAGCACGTATTAACGGAAAATCATATTGGCATGTTGAATCTACTGCGCTTGGTGATTTTACAATTAATCCTAACCCTGACTTATCTCGTGGGCGTTATGATGTAATTACTTTTTCTAGTGACTATCCTAATCAAACAACTACACCAGGTTTTACTGATGAGTATCGTGGTAAATTTAAAGTGTATGAAGGTGATTTATATACTGTAGGAAGACCTGTTACTTTTTTAGGAAATGATAATGCAAGTGTTAATTTAGCATTTACATTAGGGACTGGGACTGTTAGCGGAATAAACATTGGTGATGCTATCATTGGTCCAGGATTAGCTCCAGGAATTACAGCAACCGCGGTTTATGATTACGGAATAACATTATCATCACCAAGCACAGGAACTGTTAATTCTGGCGCGTATGCAGTTTCAATTGATGCTTTCGGTAATCAATTAGGGTTTTATGCAAACTTAACACAAGGTTCTACTACAATAACTGGTATTACTCCACAAACTCCTGGAATTACAATTGGTGATATTGTTTTAGCTGAAGGTTTACCATACGGAACCGTAATTACAGGTGTTGGTGTTGGTACTGCTAGTATTTCTAAGCCATCTACTTTAACTACAACTACATTTATTACTTTGGGTGATGTATCAGATTACTTAATACTTCAACCACCGGTTATACCAGACGATGAATTGGTATTAGGTGTAGTTTTTGTACCTGCTAACTATGGAGTTTTTTCTACTCATCAATTAAGACCTTTAAGTAATGCAACTAATAACTCAACGTATGAGGTACAAGCTCTTAACCCACCTGACTTATTATATGTTCAAAAAAATTCAGAACAGTTATATGAGTCGGATCGTTCTTGGGTATCAGACTCAATAATTTTAGATCGTAACTCACACATAATATATCAAGTAATTGATAATCATTATAGTTCTAGCTTAGCAGCTTCTATTGCAGCAGGGAGTTTAATTCCTATTGCTGGCGGAAGTATAGTTGGACCTCCTGGCCCAACTGGTGCTGCTGGTGGCCCTACTGGAGCTACTGGTCCTACAGGCCCTGCTGGAATAACGGGTGACACTGGTGCTGCTGGCCCTACTGGCCCTATTGGTGCTACTGGTGTAACAGGTCCAGCAGGCGCTGTGGGTGCTACTGGTAAAACTGGAGCAACCGGTCCTGCTGGTGCAACTGGTGCAACTGGTCCTGCTTCAACCGTCCCTGGACCTACAGGTATTCCTGGTGCTCCTTCAACAGTACCTGGGCCTACTGGGCCTACAGGACCTGTTGGAGCAACGGGTGTAAGTATAACTGGTCCTACAGGACAACAAGGTATTCCTGGTGCACCTGGTCCCTCGGGCGCACCTTCAACAGTACCTGGGCCTACTGGACCTACGGGTGCTGATTCAACTGTTCCTGGTCCGACCGGCCCTACTGGAGCTACTGGAGATGTTGGACCTACTGGTCCTGCGGGCGGTCCTATAGGTCCTACTGGAGCAACTGGCATTGGTGTAACAGGTCCTACTGGCCCAACTGGAGCTACCGGAGAAACTGGAGCGGGAGTAACAGGACCTACTGGTGATACTGGTCCAACTGGTCCAACTGGCCCTGCAAGTCTTGGCCCAACAGGTGGTACGACCGGACAAGTTTTAGTTAAATTATCTAGTGCGGATTATGACACAGGATGGACAGGTATTAATGTTACTTATAGTAACTCAACACCTACTGCTGTAGGTATTGGTGGTATCCCTGCTGGCTCTACATTTACAAACCAAAATATGCAACAAATGTGGGACGCACTTTTATATCCGTATCAGGTTCCACAGTTTACATCGTTTGGAATGACTGGTCAAGCAACATCTTTAGAAGTAGGTGCTACTATTGCGGCAAATAGAATTTATACATGGACTGCGTCTAACGCGGCAAATATCATACCTAACTCAATTAATTTATACGATGTTGAAGGTTTACCGGGGGGAAATATACCGATAAACCCAGGAGGTACAGCTTTAGCATTCAGTGCTACTCCGTATACTTCAGTGTATCCTTCAATAACACAAAATTTACCAGGTGTGCGTAATTTTCTTATACAAGCTACAAATACTAATGGAGGACCGGTTACTCGTAACTATTCTGTAAGATGGAATTTTAAAATTTTCTACGGCCCAGCGCCAGCAACAACTTTAACTTCAGCAGGAATTGCTGCATTAACCTCATTGCCAATATCAACGACTACTAAAAATGGTACATACTCGTTTACGACTTCTGGTACTTACAAATATTTTGCATGGGACGACGCGTTAGGTTCACCGTCAGTAAGTTCACCTACTAGTGGATTCTTTGCTGGTGGATTCCCAGTAGGAATGGTGACAGTTTCTGATGATCCTTTATATAACCAAGTTCAGAACGGCTGGTATTATCAAATCGTTCCTGTGACAAACGGTAATGGTGTTACTACCAACTATAGATTGTACAGAACTCTGAATCAATTAGGTGCAATTAATATAGGAGTGAATTAAAAATACAATAATAACAAATGGCTGGAATAACTGGTGGAATACCAATTACAAGTTTTATATCTCCTACCGATACTACTGATCAATACGCAACGCACGTCAGTCTCTATGGAAAAGGTGGATGGAAAGAAGTTGCTGATCTTACTGCAAGAGATGCTATTACTACTTTACGTAGAACGGAAGGTATGGCAGTTTCAGTTTTATCTGATGGCAAAGTATACAGATTAATTGGAGGAATAACAAATGCCAATTGGGTAGAATTAACAACAGGCGGCGGTACTACTGGCCCTACTGGTCCAACTGGATCTATGGGTCCACAAGGTCCTCTTGGACCTACAGGTATAATTGGACCAGTTGGTCCTACAGGTGTTACAGGACCAACTGGTCCTCTTGGACCTACAGGTTTAACCGGTTCTACCGGCCAAACTGGTAATCCTGGTGCACCAGGCGTAACTGGAGCGCCAGGCCAAACTTTAACACCATTAGGTGTACAGGTTGATCTTGCTGCTATACATTCATTAACTGGTAATGTATTATTAAACACTTGGTTAGCTCAAGACAATGCTCACTTATATGTATATGATCCAGTATCGCCAGGCGCAGATGGTTTTGGTTGGGTTGATATGGGACAAATTCAAGGTCCACCTGGTACTACAGGTGCAACAGGTGCTACAGGTGCAACAGGTGCAGGAGTAACTGGTGCTACTGGTGCTACTGGCCCTGCTGGTGCTACTGGCCCTGCGGGTGCTTCCGGTGCAGCAGGATCGACAGGTATTGGTGTAACTGGGCCTACTGGAGCAACCGGAGCAACCGGAGCACCAGGTGCTGCTTCTAGTACAGGTGCAACTGGTCCAACAGGTGATACAGGTGCAACTGGTCCTGCTGGAGCTACTGGACCTGCTGGAGCTACTGGCCCAACAGGTCGAACTGGTCCAACAGGCGTAACAGGTCCCACAGGTAGAACCGGTCCCACTGGAGCAACTGGTGCAACAGGTGCAACAGGAGCAACAGGTCCTAATTCTACGGTAGCTGGACCACAAGGAAATCCAGGTGTAACTGGGGCAACTGGAGCAACTGGTCTAACTGGACCAACTGGACCTAGTGGTGCTACTGGCCCTACTGGAGCTCCATCAACAGTAACAGGACCTACTGGTCCTACCGGAGCAACCGGAGCTGGTGTAACCGGCCCCACAGGTCCTACTTCAACTGTTCCTGGTCCAACTGGCCCAACTGGAGCAGGTGTAACTGGAGCAACTGGACCGACTGGAGCGCCAGGACTTACTGGAGCTACAGGACCAACCGGAGCTGGTGTAACTGGGGCAACTGGCCCGACTGGACGTACAGGTGCAACAGGTGCAACAGGTTTAAGTATAACTGGTCCTACAGGTGCTACTGGTGCTACTGGAGCAACTGGTGCACCGTCTACTGTTACTGGACCTACTGGCCCTGCTGGTTTAACTGGCCCTACTGGTGCAGGAGTTACTGGTGCAACAGGTGCAACAGGTGCAACCGGGGTAACAGGAAATTATGGAGGGGATTCTGTAAGATATACTATTAGCAACTATAATTCAGGCGCAATTCCACCGAGCGGTGGAATTAATTTTGGTGGAGCTGGTTTTACCGCAACATCATCACTACTTTTAAGTTCAACTGATTTAGACGGAGCAAATACCACAAACTGGCTAGCTTCTTTATATGCAAGTACAAATACAATAAAAGGTAACATTAGAATTTCTCGTCCTACCCGTACTACTGATTATGTTGATTATCAAATATCAGGTGGTACAAACCTTACAACATATACTGCATTGACCTTATTTTGGGTTGGTGGAACTGGATCTATACCAACGGGACAAGATGTGATAGTATCATTTACGCGTGCTGGTGATAGAGGTACTACTGGTGCGACAGGTTTAACTGGACCGGCCGGAGCAACTGGCGCAACTGGCGCAGGTGTAACTGGACCAACGGGCGCAACTGGACTAACTGGACCAGCTGGAGCTACAGGTGCTACTGGGGTTGGATTAACTGGTCCTACTGGTCCAACGGGGGCAACTGGCATTGGCGTAACTGGTCCTACTGGCCCTTCAGGTAGTGCTGGGGCAACAGGTGCTAGTGTAACCGGGCCAACTGGCCCTGCGGGTACAACTGGTCCTACTGGGCGAACTGGACCTACCGGTGCAACAGGAACAGCTGGTTTAGCTGGTGGAAACACTATTAGATTTAGAGCAGTAGGTAATCCAACTACTACACTTGGTGATGCGCAGTTTGGAACAAATAATTCTTATTCAGCACCAACAGGAAATACAATTACAATAAGTGCAACTTCTTTAGTTCCTGCACAAGGATCAAACTTTCTTGCACCAAATGTTTTTAATGTTGGAAACTGGTTAAGCCAAATTTCAGCAGGAACAATTATACAATCAATAAATGAAAACACTGCAGCTGGATCTTACGGTATTTTTAGAGCAACGGGTCCAGCAACTTTAGTAACTAGTTCATTCTCACATTACACAATACCAGTAACTGTTGTTTCAAGCCAAGGAACTCCTGGAGATACTAGTGCAAATACATTTGTAGTTTTATCTTATGTTAATCCTGGAGCAACTGGTTCTACTGGTTCTACTGGAGCTACTGGATTAAGTGTAACCGGTCCAACTGGAAGAACAGGCCCTACTGGTCCTGCTGGAGCAACTGGTGTAGGTGTAACCGGTGCAACAGGACCGGCTGGAGCAACAGGTCCAACTGGATCATTTGGTAATGACGGTGCAAGCTCTCTTAGATGGCTATGGAACGGAAGTATTAGTGGCGTTACCCCAGCAGTAAGTAATTTTTCTACCACAGCGTCAGGTGCACAAATAAACCTTATATCAAGTTTTTTAATTAATGATGTTGCTAATCCAGGATTAACATCAACTACTTGGTTAACTACTTTACGTGCTGACGCTGCTGCAAATAAACCTGTTTTTATACAGATAAGAGATACAATAAGTCAAAATGTTGTAGGTAGTTATATAGTAACAGGAGGGATTACGTATTCTGCACCGGTTACTACTATTCCTGTATCTTTACAAGATGCAACTGTTGCATCTTTAATTTCTGGTCGTGCGTATTCTATATCATGGCATTCGAATGGTGCTTTTGGTGCTACTGGTCCTACTGGACGAACAGGTCCTACTGGTGCTTCTGGCGCTGCTGGGGCAACTGGAGCAACTGGAGCAACTGGTATAGGATATGATGGTCTAACATCAACAACATCTGTTTCATTTGCAAGTTCAGGCACCGCATCTTGGGGAGTAACCTTAACCGATGCACAATCAGCATTTGCTATAGGACAACGAGTAAGAGCTATTGCAGTAGGAATTAGTCCTCTTTCGTATATGGAAGGTAACATTGCTTCATGGGTTGGAGCAACCTTATCAATTAATCCTGACTTTGCTAATAATGTAGGATCACATAATAACTGGTTATTTGCAATAGCTGGTAATCGAGGAGTAACTGGTCCTGCTGGTAGTAATGGGTCTGCTGGAACCAATGGTGTCACTGGACCTACTGGACCAACTGGACCTACATCAACCGTTCCTGGCCCAACTGGTGCAACAGGACCAACTGGTGCAGGAGGTAATTTTGCTCCGCCTACAACTACACCAGCAACATCGGGTGAGGTTGTATTTTTTGGTACATCAGCGGCTCTAGTAGCTGGAAGTCTTTATTACCTAAATGCAACAAATGTTTGGACACTGGCACAAGCATCAACTACTACAGCATCAACTAGACTATTAGCAATTGCTCTTGGAACAACTGTTGCGGCTGGAATGTTAATAAGAGGGTATGCACGATTTGCTATTACTCCTTATACATCAATTACATCAGGAGCATTTGGTCTACCGCAATATATTTCAGCTGCAACTGGTGGACAATTTACAAGTACTGCTCCTACAGCGTCAACCCAGGTAGTTAGAATAGTAGGATACGGTGTAACAGGAAACTGTCTGTACTTTAATCCTGATAACACATGGGTAGAATTAGTATAATAATTTAATAATTTAAGATATGGCAACATATAATGTAACGTCAGCAACAACAAGAGGAAGTGTATACGTCAATGGTACGCCGGTACCATCGCCATCACCTACATGGCTTGACGAAGCAAGAGATAATTTAAACTCAATTGGTCCGTCACCTGTAGTTAATAATGATTTTGACAACGCGGTTGAAGCTAGTTGGGTCACTTTAGTTGCACCAAACCCATCACCGCCTCCAGGCACACCTGGTAGTTATCAAGCAGTGTGCTCTAGATATTTTGCAGCCTTTTCTACTGCTAGTGTTCCTTCACCGGCACTTTCTATACAGTTATATGTACACTTTAGAACAAATGCGGAGAATGAGTTAAGAATTGTTAAAGCGTCAGCACCTAGCACTACAGCAGGTGTTACGGGTGGTAATTATAAAGCAATACCAGGATTAACTAACGGCACAGGTATGGGTGGTCTTGTTACTGATTATACTGGACCTCTTCCGTCACCCCCTCTTGGCTGGAATGCAATCCAACTAAATGCAAATGCTGTAAATGATTTTAATTCGCAGCCTGTATTGCAACTAGCTATTGTTGATAGCGCGTATGATTATGGTTACGTAGAGGTACCACCTTTCACTGTACAAAGAACAGGTATAAGTGCGGGAACGTCTGGCCCTTATCTATTAGTAGAAACTGGCCTGGGTCAGTGGGTTTTGAGTATTAATCCTAGTTTAGCCGCAAAAGTTAATCCTGTGTCACAAGCTAACATTAAACTTGTAAATCGTGTAGCCCAATTAAATTTTGGTACTGCTGCTAGTGGTTTAATAACTGTAGTGCAGTTACAGCCAGATGGAAAAATACTTGTTGGTGGTGATTTTACTACATTTAACGGTGGTGCTGCTAATAGAATTGTTAGGTTAAATGCAGATGGTAGTGTAGATACTAGTTTTAATCCTGGTGGAGCGGGGTTTAATAGTTTTCCAAATGATATTCAAGTGCAGTCCGATGGAAAAATATTAATAGTGGGTAGCTTCTCAACTTATAATGGCGCTACTGTAAACGGTATAGTTAGGTTAACTTCATTAGGTGCACTTGATGGTACTTTTGCGTCCGGAACTGGATTTACGACAGGTTCATATCCAACTAGACTTAAAATATTAAATACTGGAAGCTATCTTGTAATTGGCGGCTTCACTAATTATAATGGCGCAACAGCAAATAGAATAGTTTGTATACTTCCGTCTGGTGTAGTCGATTCGACAGTTGTTACTGGTGCTGGAATTGTTGGGACCCCCTTAACAATTGAAATTCAGCCAGCAGATAATAGAATATTAATTGGTGGACTAATGTCATCGTATAACGGATCCGCTTGTGGCACTATGATTAGGTTATTAACAAATGGAACACTTGATACTTCTTTAGTTACAGGAACTGGGTTTAATAATTCAGTAAGAACAATTGCAGTACAATCTGATGGAAGTATATTGGCGCACGGACTGTTTTCAACATATAACGGTGTTGCTTGCAAAACAATTGCAAAACTAAGTAATACAGGAACTCTTGATACTGCATATGCTAGTGCAATAACTCGTGCATTTGGTCTTAATGGAGTTTATGGTCCATCAGGTGGATCAACTCCACAAGTAACTAATTTGCATCCACTTGCAAACGGACAAGTAATAGCTACTGGCTGGTTTAATCAATGGGATGGAACCCTTGGATCATTTCCATCTAACATACCTATTAGTGCAATTAAATTAAATACAAACGGTACACGAGATAGTTCATTTACGCCAGAGTTTGGTAGTTTAATTAGAGATTCCGTAATGACACCTGATGAAAACATTATTGCTGGTGGTGATTTTTCAATGTGGGGTGCTACCACAGTAAATTACATAGTTAGAATAAATTCAAATGGTATCAAGAATTCATTACCATAAAACTATTAAAGATTGACTTAATATAAATAACATGACATACTATATACCAACTGGAGAATTTCCATTATACATTGAACCTTACATAGACTTGATGAATAAGGCTGGTTATTCTAGAGAAGAAGATCCTGAGATTGCAGACTTCTTATTATTACCAGGCGGTGCTGATATTGGAATGCGAGATGGACGTGATGAATATGAAATTTATTTGTACAAAAAATTTCGAGAATTAGGAAAACCTATTGTAGGAATATGCAGAGGTTTACAGTTAATGGTTTATTTAAATGAAAGTGGAAATGCTTTCATTGATCATATACCTGATTACGTAAAAGAAATTATTCATACAACAATATCAGGAGATTGGCGAGGTCAATCTTCTTGGCACACAACTCAAAATGGTCTTCTTGTAAACTCAAGACACCACCAAGGAGTAAAAGAAAAGGAAGTAACTCAATATGAAGTTATAGATGTAACAACTGATGGAATCGTTGAAGCAATAGAGAATAAAGAAACAAAAGAATTTGCAGTACAGTGGCACCCGGAACATACGGAAATGAATGGCACTCCTGCGCAAGAATGGTTTATATGCAAATTACAAAAAATAATACAATAGAAGCTATGAAGCTATACACGGTAGATCAACCCATACCAAATTGGGTCCTCGCACACAAGGAGGATATCTACAGAGATGTGTTGGTTCAATGTGAACATAAACTTTTACATCCAGATGGAAGTAATCGAGTTGAAGTTGCTTTACTTAAAACTGAAGCAGGAATAACAAAATTCATTATTAAAGATATAGTTGGAATACTTGACTCGCTTGAGCGTTCTATGCTATACTTTGCTGATGTTGAACAGTACGATCTTGCAGCAAGATCTAGAGACTGCATTGAAAATTGGAAAAATAAATAATTCATCATGCCGATAACATCATCAGGAAGAAGCGTAAACACAGGCAACGGAGGTAATCAAATTCCTATCGTTGGTAATAACCCTGCGTTTAAAGTACAAATATTACCAATGACTGGAGCTCTTGAACAAAAACCAAGAGGACAGTCTGACAAAGCGGAACAAGAAGCAATTAAGATTGGTGATTACATTTACGGAGAAACCGTTTCTGGTACTCGAGAAAAAGGTGAAGAAGTTGCAGGTAAAGTATTATCTGTCATACAAGCAGGTCAAGAAGTTTCAGGATATAAGATTCTTGATAAAGATGGCAAGGAAGTTGTTGTTGATCCAACAACTGCAGTTAAAGATAATCATAATGGTCAACAAGATGATAGTGTAATTGAGGCAAATGTTTTATCGTATGAAAATTGGTTAAACGAATCTAAGAAATAAGTTTTAAACTTGTTAATAACTTTAGTCCCACAAATTTTTATTTGTGGGTTTTTTGTATTATTTTTAACTAACAATTAAAAACTACATTAACATGGCATCAAATCATTACCCAGTTGACTACGAGATTGAAGTTAAAGTAAAAGTTAAAGTTAAACAACTTAATAACTATCATTCTATGTCTGAAGACGAAAAAGCTGAAGCAGTTAGAATACTACAAGAAGATTTAGGTGAGATCGTTGTTCACTCATTAAACAGCAACCGTCACTTTGTAAACTATGATAATCTTTTAGGCTATAAAGGTGCCGCTGATAGTTACGAATTAGAAGCTAACATTTAATCATATACATATGCCAACTCCGCTACCAGTAAAAAGAACATGGTGCAAAACCTGTCAAGATTTTACAATTCATAAGACAAGAATTAACGGAAGTGATGAAGAAAAGTTTTCATCTACCAATTGTGATACTTGTGATACAGAATTTCAGCCATACTACTTATCTGAAGTTCCTGAAGATAAAGTATTAGTTCAAAGGGAACGTTACAAGCAAAAGAAGAAAGAAGATTTTATCAAGTTAATGAATGCATACCAAGATATGTCCAAATCCAATATACTTGCTGACATGATGAGGGACGTTGCGGATAAACCTGTAGGCTATACTGTTAATGAAGATGACGCCGGACAAGAAGATATCTATGCTGCAGAAAAAGCTGAACGTGAAGCAAAACGTAATGCTGAAATTGAATTTAAAGAAAGATACCGTGGCGCTCAAAGAAACGAGAAATGCCCATGCGGATCCGGACTTAAGTATAAGAAATGCTGCTTACCTGTAGTAGATAAAATCCGATAAAAAGTTTAACAAAAATTTAACACTTAGAATTTGCTTTGCTTTACTATTTTGGTTAAATTTGCTCTATAATTAATTAATCACTATGAGAAATCCAGAATCATTATTCAATCATTTAGTTACCTTTATCAATTCTGTTGAAGAAGGTGAAATCTTTCAAGTATCCGATCTTATCAATAAGGTAGGTCCACACGAAACACCAAGCCGTTGGAAAAATTGGAATAACAATCCTTACTATACAACTAGGAGTTATCTATCACATGTTAAAAACGTAGAGAAATTCATAACTCGAGTTTCATACGGAAAATATAAAGTCATCAAACATTTTCCTGTTTGGTTTGACTTAGGTCACTTATTCTTTTTACGTGGCTATGGCGGATATGACTGGGTACAAGATGGAACTCACCGCAGATCATTTCATAATAATTATAAAGGAATGACCGTTGAGGATATCCTTAATAAACTTGAAGGTAAAACTCAAATCCAAATTGAGGTTCAAGTTAAACGACCGCTTCCTAGATTATACAAAACTAATCGTCATGTCTATAATCTTTTTATTAAACATGTAAATGCAAATGGACCGTTATATTTTAGAAGTCAAAATGCTCTGTACTGTTTTATAGAAGATTTAAAAAATCCAAGATTATCGACTTACAGACGAACCAATACACCTTACTATTCCGGGGATAAAAACTACGGACCCATTATAGCACATTTAATTGCTGATGGTATCATTGAGCGTGGAAGTAATATAAATAATAGGTACACATTTAAAGTTCTGGGAAAGACATTAAAAGAACGCTATAATGTAATCTATTTTACAACAGAAGAAACAAAAACTTCTGAAACTGAAAACTATATTGAAGATGTGAATAAAACTAATATCTCTATTTTAGCTGGAGAGGAATCTAAGTTCAATCCATCCACAGCAATTCCAGGCAATTCACAGTCTACCACAGATTATATTGAAGTACTTAAACTTGCCGCAGCAGAGATCCACTTAACAAATGCAATTCGTGCGTTTCAGGCATGTTCTATAACAGACCAACATATGAATGCCCGCCTTTACAATATCCAAGCACTTACACAAGATGTGCGCGCTGCAATCATTGACAAAAAAGAATTCTTAATTAATCGATAATATATGAACTACCAATTCCAATCGCTGTACGGCGGAAGTCGTTACACTTTACAAATTCAATACGGAACTTATCAAGAAGGTAATACTTCAATGCAACTTATTGACTGTGCTGATGGTTTTCCATTTGCAACAGCAACGGTTAATCTTCCGGGTTTAACTGAAAATGAAGTTGCTATCAAGAACTATTCTGAAAACGAAGGTGTCTTAAATTTTCTATTAGATAACGAAATCATTGAAGCTCCTCATAGATTTGTTCAGAGTGGATTTGTAAATATTCCTGTATGCAGACTGAAGTAATCCCGTATGAAAACCGAATCGGCTATGCTTGTATTAATACACAGCTATCCGCTAAAGGTATCACAACTAATCGTGATGCAATTAAAAGAACTTTTACCACTAAAGGATTACCTCATATCAGTGCTCTTGCTTTGGCTAATGTTACCGATTTACAAAAAGTAATTAAATGGAATGAGGAAAACGGGATTAAGTTTTATCGTATCTCAAGCGGCCTATTCCCTTGGTGGACAGAATACAATTTTGAAGATCTACCTGATTGGGAAAAGATTAGAGGAATCTTATTAAGTATTGGAAAAGATGCTACAAGATTTAAACAACGATTGGAATTTCACCCAAGTCATTTTACAATTTTAGCTTCTCCTACCGAGTCTACTGTTGAAAAAGCAATGAAAGATCTTGAGCAACATTCTCGTGTGTTTGATGAAATGGGTTTAGAACCGTCTCATTGGAATTGTTTAAACATTCACGTAGGCGGTGCTTATGGTGATAAAGCTTCTGCAACTCAAAGATGGTGTGATAACTTTTTAAAGCTATCCGAAAACTGCCGTAAGCGAATCGTTGTAGAAAACGATGATAAAGCTAATATGTATTCAGTTGCAGATCTTTACGAAATGATTTACTTAAAAGTTGGTGTGCCAATTACATTTGACATCTTTCACCATACTTTTTGTACTGGAGGATT